GCAAGATTAATAGTCTCAGTATTAACCGTAGTAGTCGTACCACTTACAGTTAAGTTACCAGCAACAGTAACAGTGCTACCATCGTCAGAGATTAAGGAGTCTACAAATTGACTATTACTATCGTCCCACTTCTGTAGTGTGTTAGCAGTGAAGTTCGCATTGTTCTTTAATGCTAGAGACACAGCTCCATAAGTACCACCACCAGATAAACCAGTAGAAGCGGTTACCGCTGTAATATCTCCCTTCATACTCTGCCATACAGGACCAGTCTCGTTAATACAAACGTAGACTTCCGTAGAGGAGGTGTTGTAATAAATCTGACCCAGCTTAGGGCTAGAAGGTGCAGAAGCAAGATTATGAACAACTACGTTCTGAATCTCATTCTGACTGAGGTTTATACTGTTTAGATACTTTATTGCCATAGCTAGTTAAAATATGCTTTTCCAGAAAATGCTCCTGAAAAGGTTAGGGTTACTGTGTTATCATCTATATATCGTATATCTCCATATACTACGTCTTCTGCTGAGTCTACTACTACTACTGTGGTTCGCTTACCTAAGTTATGCGACACTGTCCACGTTGCTGATGGAGAACTTTGTGTATGCACATAGTTTTTATCGCCACCACCCTTGAGACCTTTAATGTCAATCTGGTTCTCTACAGGTTGCTTTATAACCGTGCTTTTATTATATCCACTCTGGCGAATAGATACGCTAATAGCCTCATTATTTTTTACGGTTATATTATTCACTTACGTCTTCGTTTACCTTAAATATTCCGTACATCCAAGTAATTACAGTAGCCCCTTGTGAAGACTGTAGATCGTAAACATATATCCCACCATCAATAGCAGCCATAATAGCAGCTGAAGCTGTAATAGTTAGCAGTCCAGTATTAGTTCCTGTAAAACCAAAATCATTATCTGAACCATTATTAGAGTCTCCATCTAGTAATGTAGAAGTTGAAGTATCAGACTCACGTACCTGCATCATCCATTCGTATCCAGAAGATAAATCAATTACTACACCATCTTCATCTTTAAAAGTAAGCTCCAGGGTGAACGTGTCTCCCTTTCTAGTAGTGATATCTACTCTATTTGCTATATCTAAGTTTATGCTAGTTGCCATATTGCAAAGTTACTAATTTACTGGTTATCAAATAGTTGAGAAAGAAGGTCTTCGCTTTGCTCTTCAGTTAACTCACCACGCTTTCCTTGTCGTTGAGATACTAACTTTGATTGCTCTACCGCTTGCTTTTTTATACGACTATCTTTAGCTTTTTCTCTCTTGTCTTCAGCACTTTGTTGGAATCCATACTGACGCTCAAGATTAGTATCACGTGTTTGCGACTTAATCTTCTCAAGCTCCATCTTAAATCCATACTCAACTTCTAGCAGTTGTGCTTTTGCCTGGGCTTCAATTTGAGTTTTCTGCGCTTCTAGTTGTGCTTCCATTTGCATCTTCTGTGCTTCCAACTGAGCTGTTACTTGTGCCGTTTGTTGATTAGCTTGAGCTTGCATTTGAGAGTTTTGTTGAGCCATCTGCTGACGTTGCTTAATACGCTTCTTACGTCTAACAACTAATAATCGCTCTGCTTGATCTACATCTTTTAATCTACGGATAGCCATTGCATCTTCAATATCAAGTTCCCCTTGCGCGATAGACTGCTGAATGTTTTGCTCCAAATAAATTTTATCCTCATCGTTCATGTTTGTTACCACACGAACACCGAAGTTATACATGGGTAAATCTTTAAATGAAGACAAAATGCTCATGTTGGTTTCACCTACAGCCTTCTCGTACACTCTATATAAAATAGATTCTGGAGACAGTACTTGTAGACACTTTACTACGTCTTCGCAAACTCTCTTGTAGAGAACTTGTGATGCATAGGTGATATCGTATATAGCGTTATTAGAGGCAGAGATTGCCTGTTGTCTAACGCCTACGAGTGAGTCACCTTTAGGAGTTGATCCATCAACAACCTCATTAAGACCCGTAGTATCACGAATCATGTTGAGGTATTGATTGTATAGCCCAATGAGTTCTTGGATGTTACGTATAGCATTACCTATCTCACGAACAGGAGGGTTTTGGAAACCACCCTCTGGATTTTTACTGCGGTAATAGAACACACCCGTTTGCTCGTAGATATCTTGAAGCTCTAAGGGTTGAAGATCTCCACCCCTTCCGAGCTGAACATTTTCTAATCCTTCAATATCAATGATAAGACCATCTGGCTTTGCTTTAGCAATAGATTGCTGTAGCTTGAGGTGAGCGAGTTGCATCATATCAGCGTACTGCTTGATACTAGAAACCATACTCTTAGGCATCATCTTGCGTAAGTTTGTTGCAATAACACTATAAGACATTCGTGTCTTAGAGATATCATGAACATTACGAGGTAAGTTTTTCTTTAGACCATAGTCAAAGATATACTTCGTGCCTACAATGTGCTTACCGCCATATACTGTGGCATGTTCCATCTTATGAGCTTTGCGCTCAAATACACTACCCGAAGGTAGATGCACTTCCTCTTGACCTTTGTAGTAGAAACCAACGTTTCCAAAACGTGATTGCTTCTCTTCAAAGTATAAACAATCTGTAGACATAAACTCAAAATCTAGTACCTCAATGACATAATCGTCATATCCGAATACTGTCTTATTCATTGTTTTGTCGTACTGACTATTGCCTAATCTTGTAGGGTCATTAGAGTAACGATTCTTTACTTGACGTGCCATCTCCTCGTAAGTCTCTTCTTCAAACTCATTACGAGATATACGCTTTAGCTCCTCAATCGTCATTCTTTGTATATGTCCCGCATACTTCAAATCAGACATTGTAGCGTCTTCAGTTTGAGAGTGTACGAAATATTCAGGATCTACATACTTAGTAGATATACCATAGTTAGGGTCGTTATCGCGCTTAACCACTGCCATACCTACTGCTACTAAGTCCTCAACCGCTCTACGATAAGTCTTCTCAGGGAAGTCATTCCATTGTAGGGTTAGGTTTGTAGCTATTTGTGCTGCGATTTCAGAGGCTACCTTAATATTTGTGTCTAGGAATATCTCCGCTTCTTCAGGGCTATCGGGCAGTTTATCTACATCAATCCCTGGATTTAATCCCGCTTCCTTCATTTTATTGAAGAACTCGCGGTTCTCAACACCTGCTTGAATCTCAGCTTTCTTACGCTCCTTCTCTGTAAGCGATAGTGGGTCTACGGCTTCAAGGTTAGGATAAGGTTCTCTTGAAAGAATCTTGTTAACTACTATTTTTACGAACTTAGGAATAATGGGTACTGGAGACCAATCAATGTTTAGCAGTGTTCCATCCCCATTGTTGGGGTCTAGAGAGTTAAGTACCTGCTTGTATTTAGATGTATCTTGTGTTCCATTCGCATAATCTCTATTCGTATTGAATTCCTTCATCCTGCGACCATAGAGAGAATTAGTTTCATTTGAAGAACCCCATTGACCTACGATAGCACGTGCGTACTTGAGTCCGTAAGACTTAGCTGATTTTTCAACAAATGACGCTAACGGGTCTGGAAAGCTTCCGTAGTTCTTTGTACTTGACATATTCAGTATATTGGTAAACCCACTTTTATGCAAATATACTAAATACCTGGTAGCTAATTATTTAGAACTCTCTAGGCTTGAATCTCCTAAAAAAGACTTTTTCACTTAGGTCGGTTTTCTTTACTTCTTTAATAGCCTTCTGTGAGGCTAATAATGCAAGTCCTGCGGATATCGTCATATCAAACTTTGTACGGTCATCAATATTAAAGCCAATCCAATCCTCTAAAGTGCGGTTGAAATACATCCTTCCATAGTTCCCTGTTTCATTATTTAAACCTACATGTTCGTGTACATAGGCTTCAATAGCCTGAGCGTGAGCTTGAATTACATCTTTGGAGTTTGAGGGTATACCTTTAGTCTTTGAATTTTGCGCAGACCCAGGAGGGGTAAGGTGTTCGGGACGATTCATCACATATTCATCATATCCTCTAGCTTCAAAATAACGTACAATTCCGTACTTGTTATTCTCTATTAAAAGTGGATATCCGTAGAATACTGATGCCATCAATATATCTTCATAGAAAATCCTAGCTAGCGGTGGTCTCTCTGCATACTCCGCAATAAATATATTAGACGGATGCTCCATGTTAAACTTGTTATAGAAATGACATGCTCCCTTAGAACCACGTCCATCTACTGTTTTATCAAGATCATAACTATCCACTCCACCTACGCCTATGAGTGAATTTCCAGGATGGTACTTGCCGTGCTTGGATATCTTTTTATTCCTTGTTTCTTGAGGAGGAAGCCATGAAACTCTCCATTTACCATTTTTATCTGGAGACCACACAACTTCACTGTCTTGAACCCCGTCTTTCCACATAAAATTACCACGAACTACAGGAGAGGGGTAGACCTCTTCGTTATGAGAAATCTGTTCGTATATCTTACCGATATTGAAGTGAGAGGATTTTGTAGAGTCACGGAATGCCTCATCTTCTGAGAATGGAAACTGACGTATAACCTCATTCAATTCGTAGGGGTCACCCATTAGTGCTTTACGCTCATTGTTGAGGTAAGTCTTTGCACCTATGTCTATAACTTCTCCGTCCAATCCTTCCACGGGTTTTTTCGGATCGTCAATGACAGCGTTTCCGTATTTATCAAAGAATCCCTCAAGCGCATCATATGCAGGTATAAAAATTTTGTATAACCCGCTTTTTGTTCTTCCGTTGGAGTTTCTTTCATAGGGGTCAGAGTTGTAGTACAACTTTTTAAACTGAGACCCGCCACGGTCTAAAGGGTTTACTGTTGAACCGACTAATGCCTTTCCAATCACTCTACGACCTACTATCAAACACGTTCTATGTATACGCCATACGTCTTGAATGTCTAGTGGTCGCTCCCACTTTCCTGCTTCGTCAAGGTACAACATATGGAGCTTCTCCCCATCGTATGCGTTAGCAGTAGTATTCTTCCAGTTTATGAGAGTATCTAATGCTTCCCCTTTATGTGAAGTCTTGTTGTTCTTGGTAATACGCTTGGAAGGTTCACGAAATGCAAGTTCCATACGTGGATTCGTTGTACCGTCTTGTATAGGTTTAAAGAAGAATGGATAACTTCTAAATATAGGCACAACCTTCTTCATGAATATATTCTCCTGGGCATCCTTACCTGTCTTAGACATAATACCTAGGAGCTTCTCTTTCACTTGCGTACCCTCATCCACTTCAATACATGCACTCATATTGGTATATCCCGAACGTCTACACTTGGTATATATTTGCCCTAGTGATCGGGGGTCTACCTCACATGCTAAGAAGTGAGTAAATAGCTTACGCTGAAAATCAAGGAATGAGGGGTAACCTATATCAATTTTGCTCCATTGAAGCATCATGTAGTGTCTGCCCGTCAAGTAAGTGGGAACGCCATTATTATAAAACCATACCCCCTCACGTCTACGTGTAAATTCCTTTTGAATATATGGGGTGTACTTATTTCGGAATTCTCGTGGTGCTTCAGCCCACTCATCCATAGAACGTATACTTAACAAGTCCTTCGGCATAGGTTCTCTATGCCAATACTGCTCCTCTTTAGGCAACCCATTAAAGAGTATATCTTTATCGCTAGGTACTTTGGGAAGTTGAATGCAAAGACCTGAAATATCAATAACCTCGCCACTCGTATCGTTTGGGCAAATATTTACCACGGGGTCTTCGTAGTCCTCTATATCAACTAGTCCTGCCATTACTTACTAAATCTTTCCGCAAAGCCTCCAGAGAAGTCATTCTCTTCCGACATACCACCGCTGTCTTTTAAGGAACGTATCATGTCTTCTAACCGCTGACGCTCTTGTAGTAATTCACGTGCATCGGTTGCCGTTTGCTTTATAGATTGTAGTTCGGCTTTACGCCCCGATCCTGAAAGTTCAGCATCCACGGGTTTCTTCACCTCTTCAATCATATTGTTAATGGCTATCTCCATAGCCCCCATCAATCGTTGTGCAGCATCTAATGATGTGAATTTTTTTCTAGGCATTGCGAGCGTATAATAAGTCATCGTTTCTCATTCTCCAAAGTGTCTCACCCTTCACCTCCATGGCGTAGTCTGAGTGCTGTGAGAAATAAACTTTATCACCAACCTTCGCACCAAGGTATGCCAACTCTTTATTAGCATATCTAATGAATCCGTGGTCAGCGTCCTTATCCTCTTCTAGGATAATAATACCCTCAACGATTTTTTC